AACACAATCAAAGAGGCGAGTATTTAAATACAAAACAAATCAATAAAGACGTTATATAGATATGAAGATTATCGAACTTATTTTAGATGAGGCAAACGAGATAGCAGGAGTTGAGGCTATTTCGGTAGTAGAGAATCCTGCAATAGAGGAGGACTTTGTAGCCTTAGCTAATCAAGAAATAAAGTTTGCTGAGGTAAATAGTGAGAAGCGTATCCTTATGGGTGCATTACTTGTACCTAACAAACCTATTTACAGAAGAAGTGGAGAAGAGGAGTACTATGTGTATTTCTCTAAAGATACTATCCGTAAGACTGCGGAGTTATTCTTAATGAAAGGCAATCAGAATAATTCAACACTTGAACACGAATTACCTTTAAATGGTTTATCCCTTGTCGAGTCTTGGATTGTAGAAGATGATGAAAAGGATAAGAGCCGACTGTATAATATGAATGTTCCCGTAGGTACTTGGATGGGTGCGGTAAAAGTAAACAACGAAGAGGTATGGGAAAACTACGTTAAAACAGGTAAGGTAAAAGGATTCTCAATCGAGGGTTATTTTGCTGATAAGATGCCAAGACCGCAAGAGTCGATAGAAGAAGAACTAAGTAAAATCGAAGAAGAAGAAGCAGATACACTACTTGCTAAAGTAAGAGCTATTATCAAAGGTGATAAAAGAGTAAAGGGTGGTAAGAAAGTAGAGATGGAATCTTACTCTGATTATCCAGATGCAGTTAAGAACAATGCTAAGAGAGGTATTGAACTAAACGAGAAAGTAAGTAACAAGTGTGCTACTCAAGTAGGTAAGGTAAGAGCGCAACAACTTGCAAAAGGAGAGCCTATATCGGTAGAAACTATCAAGCGTATGTATTCGTACTTATCAAGAGCTGAGGTTTATTACGATCAAGGAGATACTGAGAGCTGCGGATATATCTCTTATTTACTATGGGGTGGCAAGGCAGCTAAGAGATGGTCAGAGGCAAAGCTAAAAGACTTAGGTGAATTAGACCTTAAGAAGCCTTGTCAAGCAGGTTATGAGATGATTGGAATGAAAACTAAAGATGGAAGATTAGTACCTAACTGCGTACCTATTAAGTAATGGCTAAACAGACGGCTCATATTAAAATAGCTAAACCTAAGAAATTCGGTGTACAAGCTAAGAGTAGAACAAGTAAACTAAAGAGTTCTAAGAATTATAGAAAACCATATAGAGGACAAGGTAGATAATGGCAAACGTATATAACACATCGTACAAAGTACAAGCAGACGTAGATTCTGAAGAAGTAAGATTACAATACAATATCGAAGAGGGTGCTTATGTAACTACCTCAGCAGGAGTATGGACTGTTTATAATGGAGAGTGGGTAAAGTTATATCCGCAATCTGGAGCAGGTTCGGGTCTTGGATGGACAAGATACGATGATGAGCAATATACTTCAGCGAGTAAACTTTCTCTTGCACAAGACACACAAGTAGTATTACCTAATAATGGAGCGAGTGTATATAGAAGCTACACGGGTATTGACTATTACAACTCTACTACTCAAAAGGTATTAGCAGAAAATGAGAACGATTTATATATGGCTACTATCGTTTTTAAATGTCAAGCACCTAATGCTAACCAGACATTTCTTAGACTTCAATTAGATTCTGTAAACGGAACACCTTATGAGAGAGTAGGAGTAGATATACCCTTCCCAAAAGGTAATGATGTAGCACACGAGTTTCATCAAGTATTCCAATACTACGCAACTTCTGATTTTGTAAGTAATGGGTCTCAATGGAAGATTACGGCTACGGGAGGTACTGCTCAAGTATGGGATATTATTTTCTTCATCTCTAAAATACAGAACTATGGATAAGGATTTTAAGACACCGAGTTATTCAAGCCCTAAAGCAAGTAAGAGAGGGTGCTTATGTTGGGATAAGAATACCTACTCAAGAAAGTGCTGCGATGGCTCACTAAGAGCGCAAGGAATCGGTAAGACACGAGGTACTGAATAATGAAAATGCAAAAAAATAATCACTAATCGTTATATAAATATGAAACCAACCGAAATGCTTAAAGAAATCCAAAACTTGTTAGGAATCGAGCTATCTAAAGTAGAATTAGCTCAGATGACCTTAGAGAATGGTACTGTTCTTGAGGCTGAAGAGTTCGCACCAGAACAAGAGGTATTCATCGTTACGGAAGAGGATAAGATCGCTCTACCTGTCGGTGAGTATGCTATGGAAGATGGTCGAATCCTTGTAGTTGAAGAAGAGGGTATCATTAAAGAGATCAAAGCCCAAGAATCTGAAGCTCCTGTGGAAGAGGTAGAAGTTGAAGCTGCTGAAGAAGTAGTTGAAGAGTCTCCTGTTGCTGAGGTAGTAGAGGAAGAAATGGGGTATGTTAAAAAAGAAGAGTTCAAAGCTGCACTCGAAGAAGTTAAGTCAATGATTGACGAGATTCGAGTAATTGTGGACGAGAAGAAAGAAAAAGAAGAAATGGAAGCTCAAGTTAAAGAAGAGTTATCTGCTACTCCTGCTTCTGCTCCTCTAAAGCACAATCCAGAAGCTAAGGCTCAAAAAGAAATGTTCAGTTATTCGAACAAAAGAGAAGGCTCTACACGAGATAGAGTACTTTCTAAAATTGCAAACTTTAAATAAATCAAATAAAAAATGGCTACAACTACATCAATCACTACTACTTACGCAGGTGAATTTGCAGGGAAGTATATCGCTGCTGCACTTCTAAGTGGTAAAACTATCGAAGATGGTGCAATCGAGGTAAAACCAAATATTGCATTTAAAGAAGTTATCAAAAAAGTTGCTACTGATGCTAACGTAATCAAAGACTCTACTTGCGACTTTGCTGATACTGCAACTGTAACTCTAACTGAGAGAATCCTTCAACCTGAAGAGTTCCAAGTAAACTTAGAGTTCTGTAAAAAAGACTTCCGCTCTGATTGGGAAGCAGTACAAATGGGTTACTCTGCATTTGACAACCTACCTCCTTCATTCTCTGATTTCATTATCAGCCACGTTGCAGGATTAGTTGCTGAGAAAACTGAACAAAACATTTGGGGTGGAGTAAACGCTACCGCAGGTGAGTTTGATGGATTCACAGTTCTTATGGCTGCTGACGGAGATGTAAACGATGCTGCTAACGGATCTGAGACTTCTTTCACCGCTTCTAACATCATCACTCTATTAGGAAACACAGTAGATGCACTTCCTTCTTCAGTTATCGGAAAAGAGGATTTAACTATCTACGTTCCTACTGTTGCTTACCAAGCGTATATCCGTGCCTTAGGTGGTTTCGGTTCTAACGGACTTGGTGCTGCGGGTATTGGAGCACAAGGTACTCAATGGTTCAACAACAACAATGCACTTTCTTTCGAAGGTATCAAAGTTCAACTTGCTCCTGGAATGCCAACTGACCACATCGTAGCAGGACAGAAATCTAACCTATACTTCGGTACAGGATTATTATCTGATCACAACGAAGTTAAATTACTTGATATGGCTGATCTTGACGGGTCTCAAAACGTACGAGTAATTATGCGTTTTACTGCAGGTGTACAATATGGTATCGGTTCTGACCTTGCCTTATTAACTCTTGCATAAGAAATAAAATTGTCTAATCATAAAAGGGGTGGGTAAGCCAAATGTGAGCCTACCTGCCCTTTTTTAATACTTATAAAATACTATGGCTTGTTCATTATCACTAACGGGAAGACAATACCCTTGTGCTAAAGCAGTAGGTGGTCTTAAGAAGATTTACTTTGCAGCTTTCGTAGAGGGAGGTCTAACTATAACTGCGGGAGCGGTGGATGGAACTTGGTATGGGTATGATTTAAGAGGCGCATCTTCTGTTGAGACTGCTATTAATGGTTCAAGAGAAAACAACTCTATCTTCTATACTCAGACCGTAAACATTCAGCTTCCATTACTTGACTCTGCAACTCAAGACGAAATCAAACTATTAGCTGCTGCAAGACCTCACATCGTAGTTGAGGATTATAACGGTCAGCAAATGGTAGTAGGACTTGAGAACGGAGCAGACCTTACAGGAGGTACTCTTGCAACGGGTGCTGCTATGGGAGATTACTCAGGATTCACTTTAACTTTTGAAGCTCTTGAGAAAAACCCACCTGCATTCTTAGATGATTTAGTTACTGACTCAGCTTCATCACCAATAGAACCTGCGGTATCACCTGCATCATAACCTAACCAATATAAGGATAATTAAGGGGAGCAATATGCTCCCTTTTTTTATGCTTGAATGCAAAAGGCACACCTTTAAGCGTTATATAGATATAAAGGAATAAAATGATAATCTTAACAACAAGCGTATCAGAGCAAACTATACGGGTGATACCGAGAAGTTATCCAGATGATGTTGTACTTATTCTAAGAGATGATTCTACTAACACCTCAACTACCTATACTCTTGATTCAATGGAGTGGGAGAACTCAGACGAGGAGTGGCAATCAGTAGATATGAATTGGAATAGTGCAGGAGGATATTATGAGGAGAATGGTTACTTGGTTATCAATAACTCATATAGTTTAACTGAGAATAGATTTTACGATTTGACAATAACAGATGGGTCAAGCGTTATATATAAAGATAAGATTTTCTGTACCGATCAGACAATTACTGACTACTCTGTAAACGATGGAGTATATACAACAGAGAATACTTACGATAATGAATATATCATAATATGAGCGTAAAGAAAGAAAAGAGTTATAACGATCTAAGAGTCGTAAACTTCAATGCCTATACATCTCCAAAGATTGTAGAGCAGAAGAACAGAGATTGGGTAAGCTACGGAGAGGATAACAATTACTTTCAGTACTTAATTGATAGGTACAACGGAAGCCCTACTAATAACGCTATTATAAACGGTATCTCTGAGATGATTTATGGTAAAGGATTGGATGCTACCGATTCTTCTCGTAAACCAGATGGGTACGCACAAATGAAGTCTTTATTTTCTAAGGACTGTGTAAGAAAGTTAGCGTATGATTTAAAACTAATGGGTGGATGTGCTATGCAAGTAGTGTACTCTAAAGATCACTCAAGAATCGTACAAGTAGAACACTTCCCTGTTGAGACTCTAAGAGCTGAGAAATGTAACGATGATGGAGATATCGAGGCTTACTACTATATGTCTGATTGGACTAAGTTAAAGCCTTCTGATAAGCCTATGCGCATTCCTGCGTTTGGTTTCTCACAAGAGGGTGTAGAAATCCTTTACGTTAAGCCTTATCGAGCAGGATTCTATTACTACTCACCTGTGGATTACCAAGGAGGGTTACAGTACGCTGAATTAGAAGAGGAGATAAGCAACTATCACCTAAACAACATAATGAACGGACTTGCTCCTTCAATGCTTATTAACTTCAACAACGGAGTTCCTAACGAAGAAGAGCGAACCTTAATCGAGCAGAGAATATATCAGAAGTTCTCAGGTTCAAGCAACGCAGGTAAATTTATTCTTGCTTTTAATGACAATGCGGAAACGGCAGCTTCTATTGAGCCTGTTCAATTAAGTGATGCACACAATCAGTATCAGTTCTTATCAGATGAGAGTATGCGTAAGATTATGGTAGCTCATAGGGTCGTTTCTCCGATGCTTTTAGGTATCAAAGATAATTCAGGGTTAGGTAACAATGCAGAGGAGCTTAAAACGGCTTCTACGCTTATGGATAACACAGTTATCAGACCGTTCCAGACACTACTTATTGATGCCTTTGAAAAAGTATTAGCTTTCAACAATGTAACG